TCATCTAAAGAAGCACAATATCATGGCAGTTAGACGCACACCTGAATCTACTCTTCGTGCTTTGAGCAGAGTAAGTAACATTGCAATCGCTCAATCACCTGAAGAAATTGAGGCCGCCGCCGATGTTTTAATTACTCGTGAAAGAAAGAATGATATTTGGTATTTATTTGTTGAAAGAGAAGGTGAGCATAACGAGGCTACCCTTGTACTGCGTGGTGCTACTTCGCATACGCTTGAAGAAGTCGAGCGTGGGTTTGATGATGCGCTTGGTGTAGTGTCCCTTGTGATGAAGGGGCAGAACTATGTCGTGGGTGGGGGCAACTCCTATGTGCGTATGGCTACACACCTGCGCCAACATGCGGCACAGATAGGGGGTAGGGCACAGATGGCTATTGAAGCGTTTGCCGATGCCTTAGAAATCATCCCCGCTACCATTGCTGAAAATGCAGGTCACGACCCATTAGATACTATTCTCGCTATGCGCCACAGTATCTTACAGGGCGACATAACAGTTGGCCCTGATGTTACAGAAGGTGGTGTCAAGGACTTGTTGGCTGAAGGTGTTGTAGAGCCGCTTGATTTGGTTAGACAGGCTGTGCTAAGTGCGGCAGAAGTTACTAACGCTATCTTGCGTATTGATGATATTGTAGCAAGACGACCTGTACAGTAGGTGTCGTCATGGGTAAACTCATGGAGAAACTAAAACGCCCTTGCCCTGAGTGTGGTGAGATGCAAGTACCGAGAAGGTTATCCGGTAAGTTTCTTGACGAGGGTAACGAGCGTGTGTACCTAATGTGTTGTAGGGTATGCGAGCATTATTGGCAAGACCCAACAATGCGTAGTAAACCAAGGTCGGCTTTTACAAATAACGATTAATCAGACCGTTATACCTTCTATGAGAACCACCACATCAACATTTACAGCAGCACCAGCACCATCTTGAACTTGACATCTTGCTAAGAAGCCAGCATCGAAAGGTGCGTCAAGACCGCTTCCCGGTCTTGCGCCATTGAAAGTCGCTGTATTATATCTTGCAGCATTTGTAGTTCCTGTTGAAGCGATTGAAAATCTATTTCCGTTATCGGAGTTTTCAACTTGCTTAACTAATGTCCAAGTAAATGTGTAATTTCCATCCCCACCACTTGCATTCACTGTAATATCTATTTCACCGGGGTTTGTTGTGAATGTAACCACTGAACCTGTTCCACCTCCAACATTTTGAGCCATCTCTTGCAATGACGCAAAATCTACAGATGCCGCTAATGGTGATGATGCACCTTGTTGAGCGCAGCCTGTTAAAATAATATACATATCAACCAACTACCATCCAATTGTTAGAACCAATAGCAATACAAGTAGCGGCTTTGAATGTTCCTAATGTGAAATCTGATGCTGCACCATTGATGTTTCTACCGTTACGACCAATAGTAATATCACCACCTGTTGTATTCAAAATAGCATAATGTTCACCAGCAGTAGAAGTAGAAGGAAGTGTTATGTTTCCTGCACATATATTGTATCTACCTGCGTGTGCGGCTTCAGTCAGAGTGGTGCTTGCTGATACTGATACAGTAAGCAATCTTGTATTTCTAAATGTACCACCTGTAAGAATATCAAGTGTAGCATCAATTGTAGCGGGAGTATGACCAATTCCTACTTTATCCGCACTTGCATCTACATGTATTAAATTAGCATTACCCGTACCTTCAACTCTTAAATCAGCGTTTTGTGCATCTTCATTAAAAATAGTTTCAGTGGCAGCAATAGTAATTCGCTTCTTCATTGTACCTGCCATCTTAGTTCTAAGGTGCATTTTACCGCTTTCTGCCCCTGTTGTTGCTACTTGTAATTCACTAAATATATCCGCTATATTTGCTCTTGTAACTGTAGAATCTCCATCATCAGTAGTACCCCTCCAAATCAAATGCCCTAAGTCATCTCCATTTGCAGGTGTGGCACTATTCCTATACAATGCTACATCAGGGGCGGCTGATGAACCATCATCATCTGTTTCAAATATTGCAGTGTATGATGTGCCTGAGTGCTTTACATGTAATACACCTTGTGGGTCATCTGTTCCTATACCTACTTCATCATTCCCTGCATCAACAAATAACATGTGTGTTTGATTATTACTTTCAACTCTAAAGTTAATATCATCTCTGCTTCCGTCATTTACACATACTTCACCATCAGCCGTAGCATGACCCGAAATAGTAAGCGCATTTATTGCGTTAGATAACCCTTTATGTTTAACATAGAAAAAGAACTCTCCTGCTTCTTGACCGTCTGTTGGGTCTACCATTTGAGCCATAATATAAGCATACAGAGTATTAGCCCCACCGGAATCTTCTCCTTCAAACCTAATTATACCTAAATCATCAGATGCAGCAGGAGAAGTAGTATTTTTCATAAATCGAATTGCTGCTTCTTGAGTATCAGCATTTGTGTTTTCCAATCTTATTTCGGGTTGTTGAGTTACTGATGAGCGTATATGCAATTGAGCCGCAGGTGCGGTAACACCACCTATCCCAACCCGACCATCATCTCCACTTATACGCAAAACTTCAGTTGTAGCACCACCATCATTTACTTTGAAAATTATATCTTTATCTTGAGTTTCATTTTGTATAGTTACATCGTTTGAACTGCTTGATATTTTCAAGTCATTTACTTTGAGAGCATCGGTGCTTGTATTGAAATTAAGATTGTTGTCACTTGTGAAACCTCCACCACCATCTGATAGTTGCACATTGCCTGAAGCACCGTGTCCGTTAGGTGATACAGCACCGCTTGCTAACATCACATTTTTCCATGCACTACCGTCATAAACGAATACTCCTGATTCTTTTCCTAACAAAACAGTTCCTAAGCCTCCGTTATTGAATGTGATACCATTAGTACCATGCGCCGCATTATTAGTTACATACACCAAATGGCCTAACGGGAATGTACCTGTTGGGTTAAACTGCACAGCAGTAGATGGAGTGAGTAAAAACACTTGACCTTGATTAAATGTGAATGTAGTAGTACCACTTGGGGATGAAGTAACATATCCTACCGGCCCTAATACATGTGTATGTCTTGTACCACCTGAGTCCTTTGATGAGTAATACAACATTGTATCTCCATCTGCATTGTAAGATTGCCATAATGCACCTAAGCGACTACCCGCCAAATTACCACTTGCACCACTTACTAAACTGTCTATCTCAGCGTGACTGTCAATGGCAGTAGTAGCACCTACAGCACCGGAAGTTACAGATGTAAAGTAAATTGGTGATGGCCTTACAAAGACTCTCTTATCATTACTTTCTGATACAGAGAGTTTCAAATCTCCACCACTTGCATTGTACACAACTCTCAGTACAGCCAACACTACACTTTGTTTACTCGTTAAAGTAGTGAGTGTATCAGGGTCATTTAGGAATGCGGAAGGGGTGACAGGATAAGCGTTAGTTGCTGTAGTAATTGCAGTTCCCATTTCCCATTGAACACAATTAACACTTGGTTTAGCAGACACATATACAACAATGAGTGCCTCTTGCCCTGCTGTTAGTGCGCTGTATGTGGCTCTCCTGTTTGCGCTGCCTGTGGTTAAATCAATATCAAGAGTACCACCCGGCCCATTAGCGAATTGATATGGTACACCATCGAGTACAGCAGTACCTCCGGTAACTCGTATTCGATTTACATTAGTATTCTGCTCACATACACCGGGTAAATCTTCAGGCACATTTTTGTTAGTAGCACCATACGCTGTGTCCTCTTCTAACAATATACCATTACCATGAATACCCTCAAGGTAATTTGTTAATGTCGGACTTTGTATATGTTCACCATCGGTTAGACCATCAGTAAACTTCGCTGTCCCTGCCATTGAAGATTCATTTGCTTTTGTATGCCCTGATAACGGATTTCCTGCCATTATGCCACCTCTATTGCTATCTGTATTACTAATTCGTTTGAGTTATTTTTAGTAACGGGATTGATAGTGTATCTCGCTACAGGTGTAAACTCAGTAGTATCACGGAATTGGATATAGACTTCTCTTATTTTATCAGTAAAGGATTCTGTATATGGAAGCGTTGCCTCTACCAATAATGATGTTTCATCTACAATGGTAACTGACGGTACAAGGGTGATAGCAGGGCGACCTGCTGAACCATCATCACTTGTTGCAGGTGTACCATCGAAGCCTAAGATAACTTCATTGATGTTGCTTGCTAATGTGTCAAGCAGTAGCCTCTTAATGTAATCACTGACCGGAATATAATCGCCTCCTTGTTGTTTTGTTACCACCAATCGGAAGGCCACCGGCCTTGCCTATCTTACCTCTATCTTGAGTGCCCTTCACTCCACCGATAAGGTATGCTGTATTAAATACACCACGAGCAGTAACTACTGATGATATTCTCAATTCTACCTTACCAAACAAAGCCAAGTTCTGTTCTACTACCTGCACATAGGTAGCAGGGTTAGTATCATTTGCACCTACTGTAGTACCCTCTGATAAGCCCTGCAATATACCCTCAATACCTGTATCTAAGTTGAGTAGCGTAAGGTCGCTAAGGTTTTTCACAGGCATGTGTTTAACCTCAGTGACTACTTTATTCTCACCGCTAAACTTAATCACCATACCCGGTCTTAATCCTATGACATTTGGATGGCCTTCACTTGTAATTGCACCCTGCACTAAAGAGCGAGTTTTCAACATTTGACGGGCTACTCTTCGTGCAGCGTTAGTGGTTCTTACTGTGCTGTCTGTGATAGGTGCAGTATCTTCTCGCACCTCTTCTACCTGACCTTCTACATCATCTACGGTTACAACTACTAAGTCGTTAAGTGCTAAGGGGTGTCCTTGCACTGTAACTCTATTCGGTATATTGTCTACAGGATTTTCTATTTTACTTCCTACCCTAAAGTTAGCATCTATGTTGAAGTTAGTTTCACTAAATGTAATTGGTATGTACAGTAAATTGCCGAAGCGGTCAAGTAATATCATTCTGCTATCATGTCTACCAAGGAACCTTAGTGCGGTCATCAAGTTCATGTTATTGAAATCCTGACCTACGAATCTCATACTATGCTTCCTTGCTGATGATGCGGTGACATTCTTTGGTCGTGAAATATTTACACTTGTAGCACCACTGTTGATTGATTCTCCTAATCTGATAGCCAAATCAGATGTACGCAATCCCACATCTATCGGTTGGCCTAACTTTACTTTGTCACCTACGAATCCTATACCTTCAAGGGTGTTTGCTTTCATGTTTCGCAGGTTGGCTTTTACACCATAGGATGATGAATCAATAGTAGAAGGCAGTAATCTTTGGCTGCTTGCTTCAGCGTTGTAAAGCAACATTGGTGTGTTAGTTGCTGAAATTATTTCATCGTTAAAGAAAGGCGCATTTAGGCTGGAATGACCGGGCTTACGCACATGCGTAAGTTGCACATATGATTCACCTTCCAAAAGTTGATATGCTCTCTGAGGCATAACCTGCAATGTACGGGTGTTGTTTTTCTCAATAATTACCTTAGCCTTGTCAGCCTTTTGTAGCGTTATGCGAGCATGATGTACAGCGTTATCAACAAACACAGGCTTGCGTACATGGGTCATAATCTCGTCAGCATCAGTGCTGTAACGACCTACGGTGCTGTCTTTGATTACTGTCATTTCGCAGCACACCTTTTTATTTCACGAGTAATTTTTAGTGCCTGTTGGAGTTTATCTTCATCAACATTGCATTCTACACCCCATGCCTTCAAGTGCATTACAAGAGTTTCAGTGGCTAAGTTAGCACCGCTATCTTCTACAAAGGGACACCCACCTAATCCACCTATGCTTGTATCAAACTCTGTAATACCTGAGAATATACCTGCTCTTACCATAGATAGCGGGTCAGCCTCATCTCCCTTGTGATGTAAATGTAATGCTACATTCAATCCTTCTTTGTGTGCATACTCAGCCCATGCTGCAATCTGTAATCTGTCTGCACATCCTACAGTATCAGCAAATACAATTGTATCACCAAACATCTTAGCGTCACGAATACACTTGATTATTTGATTATCTGAAGTAAGACCGCTATACGGAGAGCCAAAAGCCATAGAAATATATACTCTTACATTTTCTTTTGGTACACCTAACATAAATGTCCTGTAACGCAAAACTAACTCTGTATGTGTAGCATTCATATTCTTCAAATTAAATGTTTCACAAGGAGATAAAACAATGTTGATTTTTTCTACACCTGCTGCTTTTGCTCTATCATAACCACGCTTGTTAAGCACAAGTGCTGAACCCTTGCCGGTCACTACATCTTCAGCATCAGCCATATTTGGTACAAGTTTAGGATGTACAAAGGATGCCTCTTCTACAGTTTCTATTCCTGCATCGTAAAGTGATTGAATTAGTTGCTTCTTAGTGTCAGTATCTACGATGTAGTTTAGTGCTTGTAGACCATCTCTTGGCCCCACTTCATACACCTTTACACTAATCATGCCGCATCACCACTATGGTCTGAACTATTGTAGGTCACATCGCCCTTATGTCCCTTTTGATGGAGGGATTGAGAGAATCTTGGTTGTACGCTATAATCCATTCTTAATTCCTTTACATCTCCTTCTTCATGTGACCTTCTGCGGGAAGCATCGGCACGATGATGTTGCAAGGAGTTTTCACTAATTATTACACGAGTTACTTCATTATCTAACAGTGTCTTATCGAAACTTGTAACCTCTGTACCCTTAATCTTCGGGCCTTTACTCATCGGTACTGTATCACTTGCTGATATATCCATATGATATGCAGGGACATATGGTGGGTTGGAGTCGGGGCTGGTGCTTCTCATGTATATACCTCCACCTGTCGCTCTCCCACTTTCGACTTCATAAAGGTACAGTCCATACTTACCACCTGCTGTAGCACCGAAGTAGTTACTACCGGATTGCGGTGAACCAACTTGTAAGTTTAGATTAGACCTAAACATTTCAGCGTGTTGTTTGTCTAATAATCGAACAGGCCGTAACATGTATGTAATTTTCTTATCTACTACATTTGCTCTTTTACCGGCTGTTGTGAACACATCTGTAGCATATGGATTGCTACCCATGCCTGTAGGTGGAGTGAAACTCAAAGTACCGTTAGTTACAGAACCACCTGTAGTTGAGGCTGACAACTCAAATGTGGTTGAATTAGTGATAGAAGATACAGTAGCACCTGTTGGAATACCTGTACCACTAACCTTCATACCCACTACCAACTTTGCTGTAGAATCCATAGTAATTGTAGGGTCATTATTGTAATCACAAGTAGCATCAGTAAATCCACCCCAATTGGAATCATCAATAGGAGATACGAAGTTGCGTGTTTCTGCAAGGAATGTACCACCAAGAGGATTGAAGTTAGATGTATGACTTAATCTGATTACACCACCTTGCGGCTGCCCACCAAAGTTCAGTGCAGTTAAGTCATAATCACCAAGTGTTTGAGAGCCTGTTTGCATACCACCGTGTAAAATAACACGCTGCCCTACATTTCTGTCAGTGTGTAGGCTATGCGCTTCAGTGTTAATGATAATCATATTCTCATCTACACCTTCTACATTTTCTGTATCTAAACCGATACGAGGACTA